TTGCATATTATAGAAATAGGGCTTATGACCGATAAGATGAATATTGAAACTGCACTTATAAATGCTAAAAGAGGCATGCCAAAACTAGTCGGAGAACAACTAGCTAAAGAAGGAAAGGTTAAAATATTAAATCAACAAATTTTAGATGCGGAAATATTAAGAGAGGAATTAAAGAAAAAAGGATCAGAAGAGTCAGCAGCTCAACTAGTTTTAGAAGATGCAAAACTTAGTAAATTAAAAGCTCAGTTAGAAACTGCTAAGAGAGCTTCAGAATTTGCTTTTCAAGCAATAGACACCTTTACTAGTGCTTTAGAAACAGGATTAACAAAAGCTTTTTCAGACTATGCAACAGGAGCCAAAAATATGAAAGATGCTTTCTTAGATATGACTCAAGCTATATTAAAAGCAATGATCCAAATACTAGCACAACAAGCTGCTATAAAAGCTATGGGATTCTTTGGATTTCCAACAGGATCAGGAGGAAGAAGTGGAGGAATCTTTAATCCTCCAGGATACAGAAGTTTTGCAGGTGGAGGTATTGCAACAGGATCTAAATCAGGTTATCCCGCAACTCTTCATGGAACAGAAGCAGTTGTTCCACTTGGAAACGATAGATCAATACCAGTTGAATTTAAAGGAGGAGGCGGCTCAACTTCAAACATAACAGTTAATGTCTCAACAACTGGAGGACAACAAACAACCTCAGCAGGAGCTGGAGAAAAAGAAAGAAAATTAGGACAAATGATAGCTGCAGCGGTGCAGGGAGAAATATTAGACCAACAAAGACCTGGTGGAATATTAAGTCCTTACGGTGATGGAGGACCATAATGGCGATAGGATTTACAGATTTAACAAGTACTAATAGAGTACCTGATAAAGGTTATACAAGACAAACCCAACCCAGAGTACTAGCTACTCAATTCGGAGATGGGTATCAACAACGATTAATAGATGGTATAAATCCTTTAAAAGAAACTATAAATGTTAGCTTTAAAACAAGAACAGCGGCTGAAATAGATCACATTATATCATTTTTTGAATCAAAAGGTGGAGTAACAGCGTTTACATTCACTGTAAATCAACAATATTATTCTTCGCCAGGAACCTCATCAGAAACTGATGTAACTTCTAGTGACGAATTAGCACTAAAAGTAATCTGTAGTTCATGGAATAAAACCCATGATTTTGGAGATTATTGGAGTGCAACAGCATCTTTTGTGAGGGTTTATGAGTGATTTATTATTAAACGTAGACTTACAAGAGCAATCACCTTCAGCTGAAGAAACAGCATCTGGTAATGCGATTGTAACACTATTTGAGATCTATCTTGAAAATAGTGATCTTGGTGGTACTGCTATTGATAAACTATATTTTCATGATGGTACAAAATCACCCGCAGATTCATATGGGAGCATACAAATGTATAGCCCTACACTTGAAACTAGCTGGGGCTCAACTACCTCAACCGATTATACACTACAAACTTATACTCCTTTTCCTTTTGAATTTAATGGATACGAAAGAAGAGGAAAAGGAGCTATACCAAGACCTACAATTAGATTTTCAAATATAAACAGAGATTTCACAGTATATAATACCAGTCATGAAGATTTATTAGGAGCAAAAGTTATTAGAAGAAGAACTCTTGCAAAATATTTAGGAGAAAATCCTCCTGTAGAGTTCCCCAAAGAAGTATATTATATAGAAAGATTAGTTTCAGAAACTTCAATGATGGTAGAATATGAACTTACTACAAATTTTGATTTAAGAGGAGTCACTTTACCTTCAAGAAGAATAATAGCTTCTAGATGTAATTGGAAATATAAAGACGCAACCTCAGGTGGTTGTGACTGGCCAACAGATTCAATAGCTGACTTTACGGATGCTTCAGGAGCAGCAGTAAATGATCAGAAAGTATATGTATCTGCAGACGATATCTATATTACTGCAGGTAATGTAACTTCTGGTTCTTCAGCTACAGCTTATGATGTTTGGAATTTAGATACCAATCATTCAGGTAGAGCATACGCAAAAAACTATTTTACAGAATATTATATACCTTTAGCAGCAGACTATGCTATAACCGCAGCAGCTAAAGTAGATTCAACTCATACTAGATATACAATAGCAGGCACCAGTTTAGGCTTCGCAGTAAATGATCATATAAATGTTAGAGGAGTAACTCCTTCTGCTTTTGACTTTGGTGAAATTCATTTAAAAGTAAGTGCAGTTTCAGAATCTGGTGGTAATACTTTAATAACAGTTATTTCAGATGATGTAGGAAGTGGAACATGGTCATCAGGTGGTCAAATATCTAAAACTAGAAATACACTATTTAAATGTAAAGAAGCACATACCTCCGCAGCAAAACTTAGACCAGGAAGTACTCTTGGTAAAGAATATTGGGAAGTCGGAGACGTCTGTGGTAAACGTTTGGGATCATGTAGAATGAGATTTGGGTTTAACTCAGGAGCAGGTACAGTAGAGGCTCTAAACTTCAAAGTATTAAATGGAACCGTAATGTCAGGTGTAGGATATACTTCAGCACCTACAATTACTATAGCAGCTCCTTCATCAGGAACTACAGCAACAGCAACTTGTACTCAAAGTGGTGGAGTAATAAATGCAATTACAGTAACAAACGCAGGATCAGGTTATACAAGCCCTCCTACTGTAACATTAACAACATCAGGTTCTTCAACTGCAGCACAATTAGTAGCTACAGTTAAATATAATGAAAATGATGTTCCATTGCCTTTCGGTGGATTTCCAGGTGCGGTAACATACTCATGATAAACGAAAGATTAGAAAGACAAATATTAAATCATGTTAAGGTAGAATACCCAAAAGAAGCCTGTGGAGTAATTATACTTAAGAAAGGAAAGGAAATATATATACCTTGTAAAAATTTAGCAGAAAATGCTCATGATGATTTTGTATTAAATCCAAAAGATTATTATAAAGCTACAAAAGAAGGAGATGTAGTAAAAATAGTACATAGTCATCCAAACGGAACATGTAGTCCAAGTTCTTTAGACCAGATAGCTTGTGATACATTAGGTATAGACTGGTTAATAGTTTCATATCCAAATGTACAATGGAATGAAGTTAAATCTGCAAATAAAAAACCAGATCTAATAGGTAGAAGTTTTGCGTATGGTATATTGGACTGTTTCACATTAGTTGAGGACTATTATAGAGATGTATGTGATATAATACTTAAAGTTCCTCAATGGAATAAAGATAATGGATACGAATGGGATTTTTGGGAAAAAGGAAAAAACTATTATATAGATAACTATGAAACCAATGGGTTTAAAAGAATAACAGATGGTAGTTTAAAACTTCATGATTCTTTATTAATGAACATTAGATCACCAATATCAAATCATTGTGCTATTTATATAGGTAATGATAAAATTTTACATCATTTAAGCGGACGCTTATCATGTAGAGAAATGTATGGTTCTTACTATAGACAATATACAACACACGTAATAAGACATGAAAAATACTGTTAGAAAAGTTAGATTAGAAGGCGAACTTGGAGAAAAGTTTGGAGAAATTTGGAACTTAAATGTTCAAACTCCGCACGAAGCTATACGAGCTATAGAATGTCAGACCAAAGGATTTCGAAAATATATAATAGATAATGCTGAAAAAGGTATTGGATACGAAGTAATAATAGGCGATCAAGGAATAAAACAAGAGGAAGAATTACTATATCCCGCACCAATAAGAGACGATTTCACTATTGTACCAATAGTACAAGGTGCTAAAAGTCGTGGGTTTGGTATGATACTTATGGGAGCTGCCCTATTTATAGCAAGTGGTGGTGCAAGTGCTTTAATGTCAGGATTCGCCGGAACAAGCGTTGGAGGAGCTTCTTTAGTAGGAGGAACCGCCACACAACTAGGAACTTTACAATTTACCCAAGGAGTAAGTCTTGCTTCTTCAATGTCCTCTTCTTTTGGAGCTCTTAGTTCTATGCAAGCTATGGGTGCAATGATGGGTGGAGCATTAATGGCAGGTGGAGCAGCTATGTTACTTGCCCCAACTATAGATGGAAGCGCAGGAAACGAAG